GATCTGGCAGTCGATGAAGAGCTCGTCGAGGTGAGCGAGGGAGAGAGTCCCAGCCGCGTCCTTCTGAGCGTTGAACCAATTCTGAGCGCGATATGTCGTCTTTGCGAGTCCGCCGACCGTGTTGATCTGGGTTCCGCTTGCGCGAGCTTCCAGCCAGCCGGTTGTATCGGGAGCGACGGTCGCGGTTCCGTTGCCGTTGAGGGTCTGAAGAGTCGAGAGGACGGAAGAGTCCCCGGCGATGATCTGCTTCGAGACTTCCTTCTTCAGAGACAACATGACGTTCTTCATCTTGCTCTCGAGGATGTTCACGACAGCGAGATCGCCCTTATTAGCTGCCTTTTCGACGGCGGACAAGATAATGGGCTGTGTGAAGTTCGCGTATTCGAACTTTGCGCTCTGGAAGGGATCGGTCACGGCCATGCTGACAGGCTCGAAGCCGTTCGACAGCTCGGTGATGGAGCTATGGTCGCCGAAGATAACAGGCTGTTCGACGCGAAGACCGCCGGACACCTTGACGAGATTCCCGGCTTCTTCGATCGCGCGGATCAGAGGATGGGATAGGAATGAGTTATCGACCAGGCGGTCGCGAAGCAGTTGCAGCGTAGTGCTAATTACTGACTGAGGAGCCATTGAAGCGCCCTCCGTTTAGAAGATGGTTGTCGTTCATGGTCGGAGTGCTGGTCGCGTGTTCCGGATCGGCTCCGCGAGGGGTGGCCGTTATCCATACCTTTACCAGCACTCTATGGATAAGTCCAGATCAATCCCGGTGCATGGATTGAGCAAGCTTGAGAATATCGGCCGTCGACATCTTGCGAAGGTCTTTGGTCGACGGCTTGGAGGCGACGGCGCCGCGGCGAGGCGCGGCCGTACCGCGGAGCGCTGCTTCTTTCGAAGCTCGTCGACGCGCGGCCGCATCCTCCCGCGACTTCTTCTCTTCGATGCGCGACTTCTTCCCGCGAGCTGCCCAATAGGCCGTCTCGAGGTCGAGAGACTCGTTCGACTCGAGAAGATGTTGAACTTCGGAGCGAAGACCGGTATCGGACTCGAAGTCGGGATGGTCGGCGATGAAGCGTTGATAGTCGTCCTCCGCTTGCATCGTCTCGTATTCGGCTTGCATCGGCTCGAGGACTTCGCGAAGGCGGCGATTCACTTCGACTTCGATTCGCGCTTTTACGCTGTCTTCGTCGAAGGGATCATATTTGGGGATCTCTTCCCGGTCTTGAATCGCTTGTTTCCCTTTAAGAAGCGCCTCGCGTTCTCGGAGGAACTCCTTCCGCTGGCTGGCGAGCGCTTGCGTCTTCTTCGTGTAGTCCGCTTGCATGTTCCGCATAAGACGCGCAATATCCGGCGGAACCTTCCGCATAGCGTCTTCCCAAGACAAGCCGCGACGCGTCGGCGCCTCTTCTTCGGCGCCTTGCTCTTCGACCTCGACATCGGCTTCCGCCTGGTCGGTCTGCTCTTCCTGGTCGGCCGCTTCGGCCGGGGCTGCTTCGTTCATGGTCGCCATGTCGGCGAGGACGAGTTCTGCGGTGCTCTGGTGTGAAGGGGTGGTCACGAGACTCCCTCCTTATTTGAGTAAGGTTATCGGCGTCCCGACGCGGCGATACCATGCCGGGTTCCATCCCGGCGCCGCGACGAACCGGACGGGACGTCCGAGGAAGTTAGTCCCCAGCTCGAGGACGGAGACGTTTTGAATACGGTCGAGAAGGAACGTCCGCCATCCGGGAAGAGATCCCGTCGCGGTCGCGGATTGAGGATCGACGTACAAGTGCAGATAGACCGACCCGTTCGGCCCCTTCCATATCGCGTGAGGGTTCCCGAGCCGTTGTCCGGCCGCTCCCGGTGTTCCCGGCGGTTGCCATTTATCGACATAGTAGAAAGTGACCGGTTGGCGGTTCTCGATCGCGCGTTGCAAGTTTGCGCGCGTCCCTCCGCCGTATGCTCGGAAGTAGGCTTGTCCCCGCGTTTGCGGGACGACGCGACGCGGGGAAACCTTCGGCCCTATGCCGAAGGCTTGGAGCAAGCGGGAGCGGAGGGATACGAACGCCATTACCGACGCATCCGAGAAGCGAAGTCGAACTCTTCCTCTTCCATCTCTTCCCCGTCGCCGCGGATCTCGATCTTCACTTCGGCTTCATCCATAGGCGAATCCAGGAAGTCGGAGAAGCCGGAGTCGTTCGCGAGCTTCATCAAGTGCGCGGTAATGGCGGTAAGCTCGCGGTCGCTTTTGATCTGGTCGAGCGCAACGGGGAGCGGTTGGCCATAGTCTTCGGCGGCTTGCTCGAACATCGCCAGGAAGCGCACCATATCGGGATCGAGACGGGTCGACGGCTCGGAGTATGTCTCCGCCTCGATGTCGATCCCCATCACCTTACCGAGAGAGGCGAGCGCCTTCGCGAGAGCGGTAAGGGTCTTCGCGTTGTATGGACTCGAGGGAGGGGGGATAAGCGCCTCGAGCTCCGCGCCGATGGTATCGTCGACGTCTTCCGCGGCTTCGACCAGGTCGCGAGGGATGTCGGATGAAGGGGTGTACATAGGCATGGCTTAGATCTCCGAAGGGAAGGGAAGAGCTTCCGGGGAAGCGGGGACGGCTTCTTCGGCCGCGGGGACGGGTTCCGGTACGGCGACGAAGCTCTCCGGAAGTTGGTACGCGCGAACGAGCTCCTCGAGGAGTTCCGACGAGGGAGTCCCGAGTTGAGCAAGGAGCGGAGCGAGACGCTCGAGTGCGGCTTGTTTGGCGAGTGCCGACATCGGCGTCGAGCCGGCATCGACGGCCCAGTATCGGAAGTCCCCGGTAAGGTCGTCCGCGGAGAGGATCGTCGGGCCGACCGGATTCGGAAGCGCGAGCGGCTCCGCGTCCTCGCCCAAGATTACGGATAGGACGATATTGTAAGTCCTTGCGACGGATGTAATAAGACCGTCTCGGATGCGAGCCATCCGGCCGACTTCGCTCGAGGTATACGCCGCGAGCAAATTTTGCTCGGTCGCGGTGCTCTTCGTCACTTCTCCGCGGGTGAAAGGAGCGAGAAGTCCCGCGTCTCGGATGTCTTGCTCGACGATCATCGCATAGCCGGAGATATCGGCCGGGATCGGCGTGTTCGGGACTGGGATCATATTCCCTTCGAGCGGTTGTCCCGGTTGCAAGTCGCACTCGATGAACTCGCCGTCGAGTCCTTGAGAGACTTTCGCGGCGCCGTCTTCGGATAGGAAGCCGGCGCGGACGAGCCATTGACGAGCCATGCGGCGGACGCCTTGCGCCTGGTACGTCCGCATCACATTAAGCTCGCGGAACTGGTCGAGCGACCTATGAATAAGGCTATAGCCGCGAAGAGGCGTATCGGGATCTCGCGAGAAGTAAAGCGGGACGATCGGGACGACGGGTCGACCGCTCGCGGACTTGTAAGGGATGCCGGTCGTCTCGTGTACGAGCTCCGCGTCCGGTGTTTCGGTATCGGCCGCGGCCGTCTCGTCGAGCGCTCCGACTTGAACCTTGACACCTTCGAAGAGGAAGCTCGAGCCGTTGTCGTAGTCCTCCGACCATACGAGGAGCTTATCTTCGAGAAGGTCGTACACTTCGACGACGCGAATCCACTTCTCCGCGGTCGGAGGATTCGCGCTCGTGTCGTATCCGAGCGACTGCGACTTCCCTCCCATCTCAGCGGAGTCGATCCACTTCGAATAGATCCGCGGCCGGAACTGGTCTTCGCTCTTCGAATACCGGACGGTCGCTTCCTCGAGCGGCATCAAATAGGCATGGCCTACATACCTTTGTTGTTCCCAGCTCGACGCCGTCGCGTCGACCAGGACCTCCCAGGGAGGTAGCGCGGCGGTCGAGACTCGCTTTAGAGGATCGACGCTCTCGACCGGAGCGAGCTTAATGAAGGAGCAAGGGTAGATAAGCGCGAGCCGGGTCGCGTCTTCGATCTGGTCGCGGATCGTCAAGAGGTACTGGTTCGCGGTAGCTTGCGCGACTTCCGCATTACCTCGAGCGCGGAGATCCTCTTGAACGAAGACGGCAGGATT